GAGATAGCATCACCAACAAACTGCATAATCACCCCTAATGATATGTTAACATGTAGGATGATGAAATATGCAGTGACCACAAGAAATGATCCTATGACTCTACCAACTGTGTCAATCTTCATCAAAAAGGGTTGCTCCATGACTCATACTTTTTCATGGTGATGTAACCCTCACGGCAAAGTTCATCAGTAAAGATGCCCCATGCCTCACGTTTTGCGACCTTATCTGTTGATCCACTTGCCTTCCAATTGTAACGAAACTGATCCAGTGCTTGTGCTTTGGTGGTGGTTCGCATCGGTTGAATCCCTTTGACTCTCTTAATATACATGATTTTGGTGCCCTGTGGGGGTTTAGTGGACAGTTTGACCAACTGTCACATGAACAGGTCAGTGAGAGGATTTCTCAGCGATCCGATACGGGTTTGTGCTTCATTAAAATATTTCTCATCCATCTCGATTCCAACGAAGTTTCTATCTGTATTGACACATGCAACGCCTGTTGTACCACTACCCATGGTATTATCCAGCACTGTGTCACCTTTATGAGTATATGTTTTGATCAAATACTCCATTAGTGGCACAGGTTTCTGCGTTGGATGTAAACCCTTCTCTTGCTTGTATTTTAAGACGGTCTTAGGGTAGCGAGACCCCTCTGGGTTGTCCCGATGCTTAGATTGTGCTTCTCCATAAACTTCGCCAATCTTTGCAGTATCAGACTTAAACCCACTGTACGGAGTTGAGTACCACATTTGAGGGTTATATGTTGGTTTCTTTCTATAAAATACCAGGATGTTTTCATGACTCTTAAGAGGCATAACTTTGGCATTCATGGGGTTAGTTCCCTGCGGTTTCTCCCATATCCATTCATACTTTAGGTTCTTGATATTTGAAGCAGCAAGAATTGCAGTGAAAGGTTGTGCAGCAGTGAATAACATTGCCGCATTTTCTTTGCAAATTCTGTTGTACTGCTCCCACAACTTGTCTAGAGGGATAATACTATCCCACTTGCAGGCAGTTGTACCGTAGGGCAAATCTACCAGCAGCATGTCGATACTATCATCTGCAATCGTAGGCAGAAGATCTAAACAATCACCTAGTAGTAAATTCACCATGCAGCAATATCCTTCACGAAGTCACATTCTAGCAGAGCAGCAACATTTGTGCAAATGTAGTCATCATTGCCAACTTTCTTACCACCTTGCTGCACATTGAAATAGCACTTATCGCTCTTCAAGTGTGCTTCAAAGTCTGCTTTGGTGATGAACACAATGCGAGCATCTTTCTCATCAGGGTTGATACCACAGAAGATAAGACGCTCCCAATCTTTACCTACAGAGACATGATTGATGATAAACTTATCAAGAGTCACGCCACCTTTCTTGTTACGAGTAGCAAGAGCAAACTTAATCTCTGTCAGTATTTTACTAATAACACGATCATGTCCTGCGGTAGATGTTGCTGCACGTTCAACTTTGTGTCCAAGATTATTCATCAAGTTAGACACGAATCTTTCACCCAACTCACCCTTTTGCTTAGGTGAGAGATATACATAACCCTCAAAGTTTGTGCCCTTCCAAGGATCTTGGAGGTTGCTATCAATGTAATCACGGAGAGAACCATCTGCAAAGATAGAGTCAAACATAGGTGGGGTGGGTTCCTTTGATACTATTATAATACATGAAAAAAGCGCCCCTGTCAAGGGCGCTGCTCCAGTTCGTTGACTGTCACATGAGGTTGATCATACCATCGGCAAACTCATCAGCGAGTTCAGGGAAGCACAACCAACTAGGATTTACAGCATCACAATCTTCAAACATTGCTTTATAACCTCGACCCATATCTTTGATCACTGCGTAAACCTTTTCTCTGAATTGTTCACGTCGTGCTTGTGCATTTTCTGGAGTCAGTTTTGAGTTAATATCTGTTGCAAATGCAACGACAATGGGGGCATTACTTCTTTGCGTCAAGAGACAAATGTCATGGGCAACAATAACAGCGTTTCGTGCAATTGCTTGAGTGAGAATAACTCGCACACCTTTTTTAGTAAGATAATCTAGATTATCACCAGAATCTTCAATCCAGTCAATCTTATGTTCTGAAATATAGTTCTTCATCTCGGCAGAAGAATATTGCTTACGATCAACAGTAACATCAGGATCATGTTGAATGATACGAAGAACAGCATTAACACTTCTCCGATCATAATTATAAGACTTAATCTCTTCAATCAAGATACTATTGACCTCACACTCTTCTACATTGTTAATCTTCGCGAATAACTCAGAGTTTGGATTCTTATATGAACGAAGAATTGCCGCAGCAGTATCACGATCAGTTCGCGATTTTGCACTATACTTACTACGATTTAATTCAGCACAAGCAAATTTATAGATGTCATCAATATTCATATCTACCAACCAACTGATGATATTTTCTTGATTGGCATCAGCAGCAGCACGATATCGATGAGTTCCATCAAGAATGCCCCAAATAACTTTAATACCTTGATTGTTTACATATTGATACTCTTTAGGCAGACGAAACAGAACTATCGTGTTAGCAGCAGTATTCCAATCAGTGTTGAAAATGTCATTGAGAATTGCATCTTTGTGTCCAATATCAATGTTATGATCTGCACGAACTTGAAACCCCTTAGGTAATACTTCACCAGTCTTATTGTTGGTGATTTCTTTACCAGCAGGATGCACAGTGCGAATGTCAACCAACTGTAGTTGATTGTCAATCATTGCTCCCTTATATTTTACAATAATTTTACTAATATCTTGCTTACAATCCTCACGACAACGATTCAACATATCGCTATTGAATAGCAGGTTCTCATTGATAACGTGCTGCTCATCTTGCACACCGAAGATCTCATCGAGAGTGCTGTAGTCTTGGATCATGTTAGGAGTTGTCATTTGATTAGATTGATTGGATTAGTTAGATTGATTAGATTTACATTGGGATTACGTCCCAACCTTGACCCTCTGGCACCACATTTTCAATAACATGTTGCACAGAATCAAGACCGAAGACGATTACTTGTTGTTGTGAATAGAATCCATTTTTTGATTTGGGTCTAGTCCAACAAACTTTGTAACGATTGTTGCTGTTCATTCAATCTCTGCAAGAACATCGTAGATTGCATCTTGTTCAGTGCCAATCACTGAGGAAATCCATTCATCTTCTTGTACTTGAACCTGATCATTTTCGTCCCAAGAAACTTGGAAATCTTCATCGTACATACTGACCGAATCCATTGTTTTGTGAAGTGATTGCTGATTGTTTCCAGTCTTTCAACTGGCGACGTTTTGTCTTGAGTTTGTGTAGTTCTTCGTCAGAATACCTGACTTCTCCATTTTCACCTTTCTTGATGACTTTGTTCAATAGGCGGATTTCTTTCTCCAACATGATTAGTATAGCGTATAGGGGAGCGGTGTGAAGGGGTCTTGTGTAGGTTTGTCAACCGTCACATGATGAGTTTTTTAGTGGGAGTTACAATTCGATTGAACATATTATTATATTGTTCCTCCAAGTCAGGAGAAAGTTTTGTAATAAACATCACAAATGATTTAGCAATAGTAACATCACTTTCATTTGGATCTTGTAATGGTGCGAATGGAACAAATCCAAGTTGTGTGCCTTCTTGATTAGCAGGAATGGCAACAATAGCATCACTAATGGTGATACTATCAGCAGTCTCTTCAGTCAAATCAGCAACAACATTTTCGCCACTAATAAAACGAATAAATTTCACGGTCATTTGTATAATTCTGCTAGGTGTAATTTGTCTACGATGTCTTGAAGTTCTTTCATTTTATCAAGATAGATGTCTTCAGAGATTAGTTTATCACGATAAAATCTTTTTTGCAAGTCAGAAACATACAAAATTAATGCGTTCTTAACAATCATCTTTTCATCCTTATCGAGGATTGCTGAATGAAGACCAATCACAGTTCATCTCTTCGTATGGTTTTCAGATAGTCAAGAACATATGAACGAATATACATTAGTTCATGAAAACATTCTTGATTGTGAGCACATTGTCTCAACTTAGGGTCGGGTTTCAATACAGACTCTAGAAAAAGATCTAGACCACGATTGAATTTTACATCTTGAGATTCTTTGTCAAAGGTCATCTGATTTAGCATTGAAGGGTGTAATAAATTGAATCTTTAATACCATCCACTATCATCATCACTTTGTCTAAATTTTCTCTTTTTGTTACCTTTTTGAAAGTCATCGTCATAGTTGCTATCATCACCCCATGATCGATTAGTTCCACCTTTTGCACGTTTGTCTCGGATAGATTTGCCAGGAGAATAGTAACCTCGTTCGCTACCACCACGCCGAAAAGTCTTGCCCATTGTTAATGTAGGAATGCTAATAAACTACTAATATATGTATTAAGATTTAGTTGTCAACATCACGGTAAAGTGAAGTGAGGTCGTCATTTTCTGGAAGACGGTATACTTGAGTGCGAAGTTCTTCAAAACAATACCCAACGCCTTTCAAAAAGTCTTCTGTTTTATCAACAACATCATTCAACATCGTTGCTTCAAATTCTTTAGTTGTTACAGTCTGGTCCTCATCGGTACAGATGAGAGTGAATTGAGGCATGATTGTCCTTTGGATACCTGCATATTATAGCATAAAAAAAGGGGGTGCAACACCCCCTGTGACACTTATTTGAACTGGCACATCAATAGATAAACTGAGGGTTATCCGAGTACCCCATTAAATATACCAACTCCTGAGGTCTGCTAGCACCATTAGTCCAACCTCCACCACCTTGTCCCGAAGAAGACATTCTTTGGGAACTTGAATTAGAGTGGAAGTCAGCACCCCAGATACTCCACATTGTTTGTGGTGGGTTATTACCTCGCCAAGAATCCATCTTACCATTGGATAGGTTACCATCATAGGCAACTAATGCTTGAGAGTCATCATCTGAGTCATGGTTAATACCCCAGACCATAAATTTATTGGCAACAGAACCATTATTACAACGATAGTTACCACTACCTGTATAACGGTTTCCTGTTGTTGGGTGACCAGAACCAACAATACCAGTGGCGGGATTGCCTTGGTTATAGTTTTGTCCTGCTCTATTGCCTTGACTATTAGCAACGTCAATACTTCTCAGGATTTGATACATACTCTGAGATCCTGAAGGATAGGAAGTTGCTTGCCATCCAACATAATAACTATGACTTGAAACATTAGTATGATTACCATTACCACTAACTAGGGCATAGTAATTAAAATTTCTTACAGAAAAATAGTTGTGATAGACACCAGTTCCTTGTCCAAAAGTAATTTTATTTCGTGCTCCTGTACTATCGATAGTAGCACTGCCAAAATTACCACCTCCAATATATCCAAAACTGTTATTATTAAGTTGACTACTCTTACTTTGATTAGTTGCCATCAAAATATACCATGGTCCTGGAGGTCCAGTAGGTGCAGCAACTCCAGGTTTTCCGTAACCCACACCTCTCATTTTGTTTCCCCCTGAGGAGAATGTAGAAAAAATTGGCATTGTTTATTCTCCGTTCAATTAATTACTACAGTATGTTTGATTTCCAAAAACGAGGAAAGAATTACTACCATTTTTAATGATACTAAATTGATATATGTCATAACCATCATCACCACCGTTATCATCAGGTGCTTCACCATCTAACCACTCAACAGTTCTACCACTACCATCAATATTAACTGCTGATATATAACCACTTGACCCACCATTTTGAGAGATTAACGTAACTAAACATACTTGATTAGTTGCCATTAAACTATCTAATGTTGTACTAGAATTTCCTCTAATGTTAGGGGTCCAATTGCCAGTGTTGGCACTTGTATACAAATGTATATTAGACAGTAACACATCAACACTAGTATTACCATTAGAACTCCCACTGATAGTATTAAACTTCTCAGTAATGGGAGCAGTGTTAATATTTAACCCATCATCACCATTAACATCAAGAGTAGCGTTCGGGATGCTAGCATTGACACCAACTCTGTCATTTACAGAATCGACATATAATGTGTTAGTATCTATAGCAACATTTCCCGTACTCTGAAGATCGATACCAGAACCAGATCCAGAGGAATGTCGTAGAGAGTCTACATTTAATTGAGACATTTTCTATTTTCCTAGTATAAGTCTATTTATAAAGATCAAGTTGATACGCTAAATCCGATGTGAGTGATTTCCTCAGTATCATATGCACTTCTCTTTCCATTTCCACTAGTGGCAGTGCTACCAGCATTCCACCAGTTAGAGTTCTGATGAGAATATGCACCATCTCTTTGTCCAGCAGGATGTTGATATAATAATATCCATCCACTATTCTCACTAAATCCCCAAAGTCTACAGGTTCTTACACCGTTAGCACCACCACCAGACGATGTATTTTCTCCTCCAAAGTATCTACCATTGGTATTATTCTGATAGTATCCATCATAGTCACCGTTATTGTTTGGACCAAAGTCAATAACTGCCCAGTCATTGCCATCAGAGGATCCATCACCAGCAATAAACTTCACACCACCATTACTATTGAAGTAGGAAATATTAGAAAGAGGTTCTGATACAATAGCGATTCTTCCAGAATAACCATTCTGCCAATTACTATTGTTATTGTTACTAGAGTTCTGGTTTATACCGAAACTAGTAATATAGTTGAGGAATGTTCTGGGTCCACTAGGCATGTTGACGTAAGCAATAGAACCAGGACTTCCAACTGCTTGAATTGCAGCAACATCAGTAACGTCGAAGGAAGAACCCGCGTTCTGAGAATTTTGAGAAGCAATAACAATATAATCAGTGCTACCAGTTCCAGTTCTTAAAATTTGGAAATAATATGAATCATAAGTATAATCCTCCCCTCCAGTTGCTTCGGGTTCACTTCCACCTGCCCATTCTACAGTTTGAGTAACCCCATCAATTTTTACACCAAGACAATAAAATGTATCTGTATTAACAGCAGCAACAATAGTAAATCCAATTGTTTGTCCTACTGGAATTTGAGATGCGAAAGTTTCCGATCCATTATATCTAAAATTAGGTGTCCAACTTGCAGTTGCAGTATTCCAAATATATGCTTGTGCTACTTGAATATCATGATTGGTATCTCCAGAAATTCCTGTTCCTGTGATATTTATTTTCTCTCTGATAAATCCACAATTCAGAGAAATTCCACGAGTTCCACTAATATCTAAACTTCTAGTTGGAGTGGGAACATTAATACCAACTCTATCATTTGCTGCATCAATATAAACATCGGAATTAACATCAACATTACCACTTGCTGCAATGTCAATGGTTGCATCACCTTTTGAAATGATTTTATCTGTATTTACTTGTGACATAATTGATGATCAATCTAAAATAAGTAACTTGCCATTAGTCTCAACGGTAAGTGTTACACCAGATGCAACAGTTAACGGACCCACACAAAAACCATGAGTAAATTCACTACCAGCAGAAGGACCAACAATAGCACTTTCTGTTAATGTTGTATCATTAGTTCTAATCAATCCATCATTACCAACGGAAGTACCACCGCCACCGACAGATGTCCATCCAGGATTACCTGCACCATCTGCGTCAGCAACATATATTTCAGCAGAATCTAATGTAGTGTTAAAACGAAGAGTTCCAACAGAAATACCAGTAGGTTGCTGACCAGTTGTGCCAGATGGCAATCTCAAGATACTTTCACCATCTAGAAATGTAAGTCTATCGATAACTGCTTGTGTCGCGGTATTAATTTGATTACCACGAATTTTAGTGACTGCCATTCTGCTCTAACTTCCTCCGTTATATTTATATAGGTAGTTCAACAATATGTACTGTTTCGTTTGTTAAAGGTGCGTCACCAACAGTAAAGATAATATTTGTACCATTAGTATCAACAGTATAATTTACCCCTCCAACCTGTGCTACACCATTAATAAACACAAGCACAGAATTTTGTGTGTGTTGTGTTGCAGAATATGCCGTCAATGCATATGTTACTGTAGCACCGTCACCTGTATAAGTTCTTGTGACATACTTACTAGCACTAACTCCACCTCTTCCAGTAACAACTAAGTCACCATCAATTCTAGTAGAACCATCGATATTAACTCTAAAGGAACTATTAGGGGCAGTTCCAATACCAATACGTGTAGTACCACTGTCATTAACAATATTAATATCACCAACATCAGTAAGACCAAATTCAAACCAGTTTGCACCATAATAAATCCAACCTAAAGATTTACCAGGTGACCAGTTGATATTATAAACAAGATCACCATCAGCAGGTGTATCATATCCTGCAACATTACTAAAGTCTGGTAAACCATTAGCATCTTCAGGTGCAAGTAAAGTTTGCTTGATTACAGTACCATCTTGATTGTAATAAGAAATCTTTTTCGCTTGAATATTATTTGTGAATGTAGTCAGTCCTTGGAATGTAACAGGACCAGCAAAGATTGATTCCAACTGGTTAGATGCACCACCAATAACTGTGAGTTTATCAGTAAGAACCAACTCAGAGAATGTTTCAATCGTTGTATTCTCTTCACCAACAACATTTAGTTGTGCAATATCTTCGTTCGTGATCTGACCAGTAACAGGGTTAATGATCTGGTTACCAATGAATAGGTCTCCATTAGAGTTAAGACCAGAGTAGAATGCAACTCCACCTTCTTCTTTAATAGACTGAGAGAACTTAATCTGATCTTGTGACAGAGTTTCTACTTGAGTCTGAGGGAATGCAGTTGAATAGTTACCAGGACCGAAACCAAGATACTCAAAAGTATGATTACCAGATCTCATAATTGAATGGCGTCTAAACTCAACAGCAATAGGTGCTACAGATCCATCATTATTTTCACGAATATTAATCTTTCTAGTTTCTTCATCACCAGCACGAGCAGTTAATTCAACGTCAGATAACTCTTTATTGACACTATCATAGTTAGGTGTCGTTCCTGGTTGTGTCCAACCTGTATCAGTCAATAAAAATTCAATTGATTCCTTAGTGATAGATCTCTTAGGATCTTTATTGGGTGTAGGTGATGCACCATCGGTAGAATATACTAAACCGATAGTTTCATTGTCAGCGACGGATATTGAAGCAGTAGGGTCAGCAATAGGGTTGTCTCTGTCAAACGTAGGATACACCTCGTTGACGTTTTGACTGAACTTTCTGTCGTTAAAGTTAGAAGTTGTAGGTGCAATAGATGCACATAGCAGGGTAAGATAGAAGATTCCATCAGCAACACCTCTCTCAAATTTTTGAACAACCTCAATATCGTAAAGATAAAATGCTCTTTGTAATTTATAGGATGTTGTATTACTATTCAATGGTTGCATCACATAACCACTGATAGGATCACGGGGAAGAGGATTAGTCTTGTCCTTATCGATCTTCATACGAACACGATATGTTCTATCCTGTAAGTCACGAGGATCAGGTATTCTCTTAAGGAATGTTGTAGGAGTAAAGTTTACGTTATCATATTGCGTATTTGATGTGATATCTGTATAGATCTCATTCTCTACAGAATCTACAGAAAGATACCATCCACCAACAGTATTACTAACACCACCAATAGTATATGTTGCAGCATCATATTGCAGAGGAGAACCTGCTACACCAGCAGAAAGACCTGATACAGAGGGACCATATGGTGAAATTTTTGCAGACTTAACAGTTGCATTTGATGCACCACTAGAAACCAACAAACAGTTTAGTTTATCAGGAACTGCACTAGCACCTGTACCATCTTGACGAGCACCAACAGTAAAACCTTGAACCCTAGTTGTTGGTGGAGATGCTTCAACAGTATATCCATAAAGATATAATCTAGTTCCAGGTGTTTGCCCTTGTCCAGCAAGTGCAGCATTAATTACCTTTGTTCTTTGAATATCAACGTTCACCCAGTTGACAGATGTCTCTTCACCGAAGATAACATTGCTATTGACTGTACCTGTATTTACAGCAGAAAGAGTAACTACTCTAGTATTCGTGTTGAAAGATGAAACTATTGCTCCTGGAGCAATATTAGTTCCAGTCAGTGTCATTCCTTGAACAAGTCCATTAACTGAACCATCATCAGCAAGAGTAACAGTATTTGCACCATTAGCACCAGTTGCAGATGTAGAGATTACATTAAGTGCTTTAGGTGGAATAATATGTGTAATTTCCCCTGCTTTATCTTTGGAGAATGATTTTGCCTTAAATCCTGCTGCTCTTAATGCAGTATTTCCAAAGTTCGAGTTCGAGTTTGTGATGGACATGTCAGCACCACTTTCAGAAACAAAGTGACCGAAGTATCCCACAGCAAACACAGAAACTGCCTGAATAAATGAGTCATTAGATGCCTTAATATGCTCATGTCCCCATCCTTTACGATACTCAGCAAAACCATCTAAGTGAGCACCATCACCAGCAACTGCTGCATCATAGTTACCAGTAGAGGCATTAAATCTTACAAATGCTCTATCATCCTTCTGAAGAGATAGACCCGTAAACTGTGCAACAACCATTGATTTGAAACCAGTTGCCTTAGCACCGTTTGCGTGCATACCATTCATACCCCAAACACTTCTTAGTGATAGGTTAAACGCATAAGGAGATGCAGAGTCAACAGTATCAATCTCAGTTTTAACAGTAATGTTAGAACCTACAGCATTACCAGATGGTTCTGAACTCATCTGGTAAGTAAAGACATTACCAGATGCTGATGTGACTGTATACGATCCGTTATAGATTCCTGCGTCTGCGTCTGTTTGTGGTCCAGTTGATCCAGTAACACCACTAACATTAATATTGACACCTACGGAGAATCCATGATCTCTTGGGTTATCAAATTCATCAACAGTGACTGCTGTTGCAGTATTACCATTACGAGTGACTTGAAGGACTCTGTATTCATCTGAAATTGGACCAACGATTCTATTTTCTTCTACTCTTGCCTGAATCTGGTCCGCAGTAGGATCACCAGAGGTATCAGGAATTGTAGCAAATGCTTTTGAAACTTTTTGATAATAAATCTCTAGATCAGTTCGTTCTTGAATATTTGCAATCGCAGTGTAATCTGCATTTGGAACTGTACCGTTAGAAATTAACTTAGAAAGAGGATTCAGACCATCAGCAAACTCAAAACAAGTTAATCTGTGATGAGAAAACTTAGGTGCCAAAGTATCTATACTATCAGGTTTATAGTATACACCTTCCTCAGCACCATCAAAGAAAGAGAATTGCCAGAAATATGTACCACCAGTTACCTTAAAAATAGAAGTACGAGGGGGAACATCAGATTCACTGTTAATACCTTTCGCAGCATAAGTTGTTGGATATGGTACATACTTAGGAATAATTTTAGTACGACGAAGATCTGTACCAACTAAAGAACAACCTCTAGGAACAATCACTCCACCTTCAGTAGAGTTGTACTTATACAATACATTGTTAGAGGAAGTAATATCTAAATTTGAGTTCTCGTCAATAGGAGCAACATTCGTATATAGAACTTCACCTGGACGATTATCAATTACATATTCAGCAGGATATAGCATGATCGAGAATGCATCAAACTCGTCATTACTCAGACCAACACGATAAGAGAATCGTGCAACTTCAAGAAATGCTCTTTGAATCGTCTTAAATGGACGCAATGCAGAGTTTCCTCTATTATCAATAGCATCCGAAGCATCAAAGTCATCAGGATTAACGTAAATAATACGCCCCGTTCGGGACGTAATAATATTCTTAAGACGGGTTAAAGCCATTTCTTATACTGCTTTTTGATTATTTATTGTAAATTAGGACTGACCATATACTCTAGTCGTAATCGCACTGGAAGAATCTTCAAAACCAATGAGACTAAAGACATTATTTTGAGTTGTGCTATTAACAACAACTACTTCACCAGGACCAATAACAAGAGATGTGATCCTTTCATCATTATTTGCTGCATTTGCATGGTCAATCATAATATAATTTGAACCTTCAACTGCTCCAGATGCAACACTAATACTAGAAATAGTTGCAACGGTTCTTGCTGCGGTATTTAATGCTGGAACATCTCTAAATGTATCAGATCCAGACCAATCAGCAGAATTAAGACCTTTAACAAATTTTAAAGAAGTACCATCGTATTCTTTAACATATCCATATGCTCCAGCACTTTGTGCTGTGATTGTATATGTAACGGCACTAAACACGAAACTGTCCGAGTTATCAACGATAGTTCCTACCTTATCATAGATATAAAATCCAGAATAAGTGTATGCCGTACTTTTTACAAGTTTGTGATCTGCTCCACCGAAACTAGACTTTGCAGCAGTGCCAGTGTCACCATCAAAATAATAAAGAAAATCATCAGAATAATTAGCACCAGCAAAATTATATTGGATATATGCTCCACTACTACCAGCAGTGCCGTTAGTTGTTTTTTGAGTTGTATATTCTGTACCAGCATCACCAGCGTCAGAAGGATCTGATGCCGCTAATCCATCTGGACCCCATAAACCGTTAACAGTAGTGGAAAGTTTGAAATCTGCACCACTCATAGAAGAGTCTGCTACATTAAATCGATAAGCACGATCATCAAAGAATGAGAGACCCAACTTACTAAGTGTGTCATATGTGCCATTAGCAGTAGTAGTTGAAAAGACAAATTTACCTGTACCAGCAGCAACTCCACCAGTAGAAATAGTACCTGATGAAGTGGCACTAGCAATACTATCACCGTCAGTAAACTCAGTTCCAGTACCGTTCAAAGTAGAAGGACCAACAGAAATGAGACCACCATCTACAGTAAATACTACCGCAGTGGTAGTATTTGGAGCACTACCTTTAGTAATAGTTTCACCAACCTGAAATTCACCAACTACAGATTCTACTGAGATATTTCTAAGAGTGACATTTTTTACAAAAATTTCAGTAAATTCAGGAATAAAAAACGATTCAAAATTAAATGATTTCTCTTTATCATCTGTTACAAGTGGTTCACCAGGAGTAATACCTGTGGTAGTAGTCATATCAGTATCAAGAGTGATATAATATGAAGTAACAAGATCTCCTTTATGGAGTTTATATGTACTTGCATCAAGAGTCAGTTTCTGATCATAATCCTTGACCGCAACATCGAATGCGGAACCAGTTCCGTCGTTTGCAATACTTAACACCGTACTAGCACTCTGATTAATAGGAGCCCTGTATAGCACCGTATCAGTATTTGCAGATGGTTTAAGTTGTGCAAGAAGTCCTTGATTTGCCATTGTTAAAAATTAGAATCCTGCGTAAAAAAATTGTTGTTGTCTGGTTCTGCCGATTAAAGTTTCGGCACCAATACCTGAACCAAAGGTAATGTCATCCACGTTCACATTCTGTGTGGAAAGTAGAGTTGCATCAGAATCTGGGAATCTAATGTTCCTATTTCCAGTGATATTATCAGCAACAATTGTAATACTATTTGTACTATCAACAGTATTTTTAATAACAGGATTTACTAATGTTTTATTAGATAAGACCTGTGCTGCTGTTTTAGAAACAATCGTGTTGTTACTTCCACCATTATTTAGAACATCAGTTGGAGGGAATTCAAATGTTTGATTCGATGAGGAGTTTTGATTTGCAATACTAAAAGTAATTTTTCTTGAAATATCAGCAGAATCTTGAAGAATTAAATCCTCAACACTTTTATTTTGTAGTATCTGAGTAGAATCTTCACCAACCAAAGTCAAACTTTGATCTGGTACAGTGATAATTCTATTTGCAGTTAATGCATCAGTATTAAACTGCGCCCATGATGTTCCAAGGTTTGCATTTGCAACAAACTTAGCATCAACAAAACTTTTATTGAGAGAAGTTTGCTCTGCTTTTGTATCAAGTAAAGTAGATGCTGTAGCAGTTGGTTCAGCAGTAGTTGTTACTGTACCACCATCAGGTAGAAAATAAGAACGACGAGTGTCTGAGGTTAATGCCCAATTAATTTGAAAAATTGCTTCATCTGCACCATCAGTAATAACAAAGTTATCTTCATCAATAAGAATGGTCTTATTAGTTAGAGTTTGTGAGGTATTATCACCAACAACAGTAGTGCCATTGCCAGATGTAATAGCAGGTAACGTAAATATACGAGTATTAGTACCCGTACCAACACCACTCACCTCGAATCTTGCTCTAGGACCCTGTGCATCTTCTAGTACAAATGCTTGGTCAGAAACAACAAAATTACCAGTAACTTTTACAGAACCAGTACCTTTTGGTGCGAGAACAATATCAGCATTAGTAGTAGTTTCATCTACAGCAGTAATGTATAAAGATTTACTTGTTGCGCTATTTGTAATAGCGTTCATGTAAAGAGCACTTTCACCGAAAGATACTCCAATTTGATCATAAGCATCTTGGTATAACCCAGTGTTACGATCTAGATCAAAAGTTAATCCAGGAGATGATTTTGATCCTTGCGATAAACCTTTAAATAACTGATTGATTTTTACTTTTCTGTTGGGAATCAACGGATCAGACACCACAACAGGAAGAATGCCTTCTCCTGAAAGATTAGCATCCGAAATAACATCCAACTGAGATATTTTTCTGGTTCCCACGAATAATCACACAATTTGCTACAAGTTTATTTATATGATTACCTATGGTTCATAAAGTAACTAATACAGTATCTACCATAATTATCGGAAAAATCATCATTGTCCATAGTCAATTCAGTCACCTCATGTTGAAATGCACCAGGAAATACAACCATAGTGTTATGTTTACATTCAAATTCTAGGTCATAGTCTACAAATCGAAACTTACCACCTTCCCATTTTTTAGGTTCTTTATACAACCAAAGACAACCTGTTGCAAGTGTTGCATCTTTATGTGGGAGATAATAATCTCCATCACCATATAAAGAGCATAAGATAGAAATTTCATTAGGAAGAAAATCTCTAAAATATGTGCTCTCCGATTGAGAAATACTTTCTTTATAAAAAATTTCTTGACTAATTCTACTTAATGCAGAATGATTTGCATTATGCCAAACATCATGAAAAAAGAATCCTTTGTTTCTTTTCAACATAGCATTGGGAATATCTGTATGCCCAGCACTTCCAGTTTCTCTAGGATGCCTATAGAAATGTTCAAAACTATTAAAATAGTACTGAAGTTCTTCATCTATTTGATTTAGAGCATCTTGATCAAATACATTTTCAAAGATCAGGTAAGGAAAAGGTTCATTCTTTACCGTAATTTTACATTCTCTGTTCATATTGAGTTAATACTTTGGGTTATTTAGTTAGAGGATACAATTCATTATATCTTAAAAATCTTCTTAAAGATGGTTCTACTTCTAAAGATTCACATGTATCAAGATAAGATTTCCACTCTTCAATTAAATCATCGGGAACTGATAAATTATTTTCCAATTCCATAATCTGGTGCGCGTTCCTCCAATTTACTAATATCTTGATTTAGTTTTGCAATAGCAGCACGGACTTCGGGAGTATCATCATATTCCCATTCATCATTCTTTTTGTTCTTAAATGTTTTTTTGCTCATCGTTTTCCTGTGTAGGTGTATGCTTTATACTCACAATTATATCTAGTCACATACTTCTGTGCATGTTCTACACATGTAAACCAACACTTTTTATTTTCTGTTAAATCTTGAAAGTAGATAGGAAACGTTTCTATCCAGGGAAATAACTCAATCTTCCGAGAGTTCATCACCTTCAATTCCAAAGGTTTCTTGGTTCGTCGTTTGGATGTAGAAGTCTTTGCCTTCGCTTTGGGAGTCGTAGTAAGTTTCTTTAAGTTCTTCTCCAGATTCTTCTGCGTTTTCACGACGGAGTTCTTCTTTGGCGGCGTACTTGAAGAAGTTTGTGAAGTCTTCTTTCGTCCAGTCGTTGAGGATACTTTCTTCTGGGTCGTTTTCGTCCCATTCGATGATGAACGAACCGTCGCCTTGGTCTTTGACATTAATCATCTTGAACAGGGAACTGAGTGTAGTATACCATGATTTTTTGAAGGCGTCAACCTTCCAATATGGTGCATACAGAGGATATTGATAATTCATAATGTATTGTTTTGATAACTCCACAACCTGGATTCGAACCAGGGACAAAGTGATTAACAGTCACCGACTCTACCGCTGAGCTATTGTGGATTATGAGAGCCTCTGACAAGATTTGAACTTGCGACCTGAGCTTTACAAAAGCCCTGCTCTACCACTGAGCTACGGAGGCACTAAATGGGGGCGCTGCTTCTAAATGCAGATCTATTGTACTCCCCCGTTTAGTTTTTCTTCTCGTTTTAGTTTGAAGTACATAGTATAGTACTTTTTTTTAATTTCGTCAAGTGTTTCTTGATCTTCATAAAATCCCATACATTTAAGAAGATGTGAGGATCCTTCTAGTTCACTGATCAATCTCAGTATGTTAACAGGTTTTCTAGCAAGACCGCCTGGTTCGTATTCTGATAATGGATTCATTTTTGTCTTACATATTATCTATAAGATGGGAGAAGGGGGACTTGAACCCCCACGAGATTACTCTCAACAGATTTTAAGTCTGGTGCGTCTACCGATTCCGCCACACTCCCAATCATTAATTATACTACCACCTCACCAATGACCCACGATCTCATACCATAAGGTTTGTCAGCAATCAAAGTTTGAGTTAATGTTACCACCTCTTGTGGCACAACTAAACAGAATCCAATACCAAGATTGAATACATTACGCATCTCTTCCTCAGCAATGTCTCCTGCCTGCTGGATCTTATTGAATAGTTCTGGTCTCTCCCATGAAGCATAGTCAAAATCAACTCTAAGACCTTTAGGAATACATCTAGGAAGGTTCTCAGGCAGTCCTCCACCCGTGATGTGTGCCATACCAAGAATAGGAACTTCATCCAATAGGTATTGAATAAGACGGGCATAGATGGTAGTTGGTCTCAACAACTCAGGCATCTCTTTATACTTAATATAATTTCTCCACAGCATATCGTTGATCAGTGTGTATCCATTACTATGAAGTCCACTGCTCTCGATACCAATGACTACATCACCTGCTCTGATATTACTGCCATCAACAATATCATTCTTCTCTACAATACCAGTGCAGAAACCAGCAAGGTCATAGTCATTTTGTCTAAAATGTTCTGCGGTTTCTCCACCTAAGAGATCCATTCCTGCCATCATACATCCAGTATTAACTCCATAAACAATGTCACTCACATTACCGTCAAGTGTTTTGGCAGAAATATAATCTAGAAAATATAATGGTTTAGCGCCAGAACATATAACGTCATTGACGCACATAGCAACGAGATCCTGACCAATAGTGGTGTAATCATTAGCAATCCTACAAATATTCATTTTAGTTCCGACACCATCAGCACCAGATACTAGTACAGGATTTTCATATCCTGATGGGATCTCCATCATTCCATTAAATCCACCATCAATCTTAGGTGCCAGTACCTTAATGTACTCCACAAAAGATTTTCCCTTGATAATGTCAACACCAGAAGTTTTGTAGTCCATTAGTGAATTTCTCCTTTGATAATTTGTTCACGGTTCTTTAGTTTCCATACAATGTAGTCCATGGTAGGGACACACTGAGGATTCCATC